GGAAATCCGCGAAGCCTCTCCTCAAATTCGTCTGCAATATTTTCAATTACGCGATACAGGATATCTGCAATCAGCACGACATGCAGTTCCAGTTCGAGGGTCTCGTCAACGACGAAGACAAGCAGGCTATCACCGAGCTGGGCGTACAGCAGGTACAGAACGCAATTGCGTCGATTGATGAGGTTCGCGAGCGTCTTGATCTTCCCCCGTGGGGTCTTGAGGAGACTGGCGAGCCTGTTGTCTTCACTGCACAGGGTCCTGTTCCCGTCAAGATGGCGTCAGAACTGATCATGATGGCGGCACAAAGCGGGGCTGGCGGCGGTCAGGGAACCAACGGGGGACAGAAAGCTGTCAAAAAGAAGCCTAAGCCCCGGAAAGGCGGGGGTACCAAGCCAAACGGGAGTCATCCCGCTCCGCTGAGTCCTCATCGTGAAGGCACGGGAACTCCGCAGCATTCCGCTGCCCAGGGTGCCGTTCAGTCTCCCACCCCGAGAACAGGGGGGACTACTTCCCGGACGAGCACGGCAGGTTCCCGTAAGAAAGGTGCAGCTTTTGAGCTGGAGTCCCTGAAACGCCATCTCCGCAAGGGCAGGGACATCGCCACCTGGACTCCGGTACATATTTCCAGTCAAACCCTGGGGATGATCGCGGAGGATATCGCGGAAGGTGTCACGCTGGACACCGCGATTGACCGCGCTATGAATATTGAAGAGAACTCCCTGAACAAGTCTTGGTCGATAGATGACGAGCGTCTCGTTGACCCTTTTGACGAAGAAGATGCAAACAAAGGATTCCCTGCTCACGATCCTGAATATCTTCACGACATCTACTGTGACAACACTTACTGTAATCACAAGGACTTTGTTGGAAAGTCAGCAACTCCTTTTCCCGGCTGGGAGCATGATCTAGGACTGATCGGGAGATATAAGCAGGAGATTGCCCAGGGTTTCGGGAAAGCGGAAGAGGCAGGTTCCGCGATCCGCCAGGAAGTGGCGATGGGGAAGCTGATGGTCCCGAACAGGGTGATGTACGATCTGATCTCCGAGAAAGTCAGGGAGACTCTCGCAGGAGTCATGACCCCGCTTTGGGAGAAAGCGTGGAATCTAGGATATGACTCCGCGAATCAGCTTCTCGGAAAGGATGCGGGAATTCTGGGGACTACTGACAATCTCCAGGCATTCCTCGATACCGAAGGCGCTCACTGGCTGGACCAGATTGCCCGGACAGGACTGAAAAACGCGAGTTCCCGCAGTGAGGTTATCGCGAGGACTGAGATTGCCCGTGCCATGAACGCGGGTGTCATTCAATGCTACCGGGATAACGGGGTTACCCATAAGCAGCTGGGGATAGCCCCGGACGACCCTTGCAAGATCTGCAAAAGGGTCGCGAACGAGGGTGCTATCCCCCTGGACTCCCCGTTCTCCAGCGGGGGTCTCGGCGGTCCCCTGCATATTCAGTGCCGCTGCGTCCCCCTCCCTGCGGGAATGGATGTCATCCCTCCTCAGTCTCATCTGGGAAAGTCTGAGGTAGAGGACCACGCCCGGACCGCATGGCTGCTTATCCGCGCGAAGGACGAGAAGGGGAAATGGCGTTACCTGCTCCAGCAGCGTCCTGATGGTTCCTGGGGAATGCCCGGGGGAACCACTCACGTCAACGAATCTGGGTGGAGTGCTGCCTACCGGGAGACTGAAGAGGAAATCGGAGTTCTCCCCGCACTCGCCGTGATACGTGATTTCACTCACCAGGACCCGGATGGACAAACCGCGTACCTGTATCTGTGCGAAACCAGCATGTTCAAGCCGCTGATGAATGGTTCCACTCCAGAGGAAACCCTGTCCACGGGATGGTTCCGCAGGGGTGAGATTGAAGACCTCGATCTTGTCGGGAAATTCCGCGACGACTGGGTGAAAGAAATTCATCTCCGTGATCAGCTAGGGGACATGAAGTCCCTGCAAAACATGGTCAACGAGAACGGGGAGTGGATGGTCCTGGACGACCCTGACAGACATGGTGCTGGCATGGGGGCACGATGGCCTTACCCTCACCACTCAAACGGGGAAGAGTACGGGGACGCGGGACCCGGAGGCTATCCTGGTGTTACCCCAGGCGGGAACCCGCCTCATTTCGAGGCAAACATGATGGATACCCCCCTGCAAACGAGGGTGTATCCACATGGTCACGAGGATGAATTCCCCGAGGAGCGAGACGTTCCCCCCGCGAGACGCAAGAAGACCCCCCCTGGCGGATTCCCCCTCGTAGACCCGGACGAGCAAGAAGTTGACTCCCCCGGAGTTCAGGACGTGTCCGCGAACACGGGAATACCCCCGAGCGGGAAAGGGATACACCCCGTAGTAGGGTCAGTCCCCGCGAGAACCCCGAGGCCGATGAACCCGCATTCAGAGCCTCCTGAGACTTTTGACCCGGGGGATACTGTTGAGCAGTGGTCCCCCGAGGCAGAAAGTGATATTGTTCACGATCTCCCGCCTGCTAAAAAGGGAGCAGCTGTCGAGAAAAGCGCTTATAGCGTACAAATGGCACTTGACTTGATGACTGAAAGAAACTACTACAACGAACGCAGTTTTGCGACTCCAAAAAGAGACCTGAATCCTGATGCCGATCTTGCAGACCCTTCCAAGCCTGGAGGTCCAAGCGATTACAGCGATCCAAACGAGACTGCCCCGGAACATGTCCTGAATCAACTCAGGTCGAACTTCCCGGAAAAGAGTATCGAATGGGTAAAGCGCACTCGCTGGATTGGACCTATACAGATCCCCTGGGAGCGGGTCGATGATGACTCAATCGATAGTTGGGCAGCATCGCATCAGGCTGATGCAGTCAGTCGTTTCGCGAGAGACATCAAGGCGAATCGCGGGCACACGAATCCTAGCGTCCTAGTTCAGCGTCCAGGGCAAGATCGAGCATTTATTGTTGACGGTCACCACAGGGCACTAGCGAGACGCAAGCTGGGACAGCCTGTTCTTGCTTACGTTGGCTTTATTCAGAGTGACGATCTCCAGGCTGTGGAAGAGACTCACTCAAGTCAATTCCACTCTGGTTCCGACTTGCAGAATAAGTCACAAGGTCTTTGATCCATGCTGTGAAGTCATTGTATGACATAGCCTTCTTGGCATTATTACAGATACTGCAAGCCGTGACTACATTGTCTATGGTGTAACCGAGCTTGTTATCTACTCGGTCTATACCGTTGTAGGCAAACTCGCGACCAGCTGGTTCGTATACTCTATAGACCTTTTGTATGTTACCTGGTGAGCGTCCGCAGTAATGGCAGTTCATTGAGGTCAGCTTGTCGAAGTAGTCATCAAGCTCCCAGACATGACCTCGCCGCCGAGCACTGCTCCGATAGTGACTGAGTACGGTATTTCTAGCTGTTTGCGTAACTCTCGGCTTTCTCTTCAGGCATCCGCAACTTGCTTTGTTTTTCGACATCAAAGCACCCGAGGAAACAGTCGCTTCGTTTCCGCAATCGCATCTGCATAGCCAAAGTGCTCCTCCTTTATAACCTTCCTCGTTGCCGACATACTGAATAGCAGTGAGTCGCCCGTACTTTCGTCCCGTCCGGTTAACAACCCTGCCTACTCCTTGTTCTGTCTGGACTACGCCTTTGAGGCATCCGCAAGACACTTTTCGCCCGTTGATTACGTCACTGACTATGGCAATATATTCGTTGCCGCAGTCGCACATAAGTCGGGCTGCTCGTCGGGTTCCTGTCCCTTTGCGAATTCGCTCGTTCGCACCGATAACCACACCTTTACCGAAGCGCTGACCCGGAGTAACCGTGAGCGTCTCGGCAGGACCGCTCCTGCCTACCGCTCGCACTCCTAGTGGACGATCAGGTTCGATGCCCCACTTTGTTTTCAAGCGTTGATAGTGTCCAGGGCACATTTCTTGGGCACCATGTTTACCAACAAGACGGTCACATCTTTCGCTTGCAGAATTTACAACAGAACATCTCTTTTCGAGAACGAGATCATCTTCGTTGGGCTCAAACCCAGGAAGGTAATCCTGTATATTTTGCATGAAGATAAGATTACACCGGATAGGGTTACGTGTCCAATGGAAACGAAGGCGTATGAAGTTGCCCTTCCTCGCATGGCGTCCAAACCCGCCCCCCGACCCCGATCCTCCCCCAGAAGAGGTTGCAATGGCTGTCAAGACACTCAGCGTTTCCGCTGCTATCACCCAGAATCCTGCTGGTGCTCCCAGTCCGCAGGCAATCATGGCAGCGGTAACACAGGCGCTGTCCGACCCGGTGTTTGCGACAGTTTCCCCGTGGACAGCGATAGTTACCATTACGACCAGCTAAGGAGCTAGTAATGTCCGATATGAATTTCAGTGAAGCATTGGCTGCATGTAAGGCTGGCAGCAGGATCTGTCGTTCAGGATGGAACGGGAAGAACATGTGGGTAGCATTTTCTCCTGGTTTTGAACTACCTCCCGAGCAGATTTTCTCCCCCCCGATCAGAGAGCATGTCGGTAACGGTACCGGCACGTTTCTTCCGTATCTGATGATGCTCACGGCTCAGGGAGATTTCGTGCCCTGGCTTGTCAGTCAGACCGATTTGCTAGCTGAAGACTGGCAAGTGGTCACAATATAGGGACAGGCAATGAACAAAGTCAGCAAGGAGAGCGTCAACTATCGTCCTGCTGACAGTTCGAGGCATTGCGGGAACTGCGTGATGATCCGCTTGAATGCTCCAGACTTTGAGTCGCATTCATGCACTCTAGTGAAAGGGCTTATCGAACCTGAGGATGTTTGTGATCGCTGGGAGGCTGAATTGAGTAAGTCGGAACGTACTCCCGCGCTGTCCAGTACTCACAATCCTCTGGGAACCCGGGGATTGTGGCACACCCCGGACAGTCACACCACGGAACGACAGTCTCTTCCAGCGTACCTGCAAAATATTGCACACGCTCTCATCCGGAACGGGATGGACGAGAGTCAGGCTATCGCGACGGCAATTAACGCTGCAAAACGATGGGCGTCAGGGAAAGGTAACGTTCATCCAGAAGTAGTCGAAGCCTCTCGTGCTGCTCTCGCTGAGTGGGAAAAACTGAAAGCATCCCACCATTGAAGTTGACATTCCGTAATAGAATGATATAAAATCCCACCAGGGGTATTTTGTGTTATTCACGGTGGATCGTATCCTTTGCCCGTTCTTCGCGCGGGCTTTTTTATGCCCGACAAGGAGATGTATGGCTACTATGCTAGCTACTCCCCCGGAGAGCGCACAGGATCTCGTGCATATTTCAATTCCCATCGTTAAATGGGACGTGGATGATGATGGAGACCTCGTAATCAAAGGGGTTGCCACGGATGGCACAGTCGATTCTGACGACCAGATCGTGGACCCTGTGTGGAGTGCAAAAGCTCTCGGGGAATGGCTTGCCACCGGGGCTAACGTGCGGATGTCCCATGATGCTCATCGTCCCATTGGCAAGGGTCTCAAAGTCGAGATCAACAAGGATGGCACAGACAAGCACTGGCTGACCGCTGTCATCGTTGATCCTCTCGCACAGAAGCTGATCAAGAAGGGCGTTCTCCAGGCTTATAGCGTGGGAATCTCCCGCCCTGTCATCAAGCATGACCCAAGGGTCCGTAACGGGAGGATCTGCGGAGGGGACTTCGCGGAAGTATCCGTGGTTGATCGTCCCAGTAACAAGTCTTCGTACCTGGATATCGCCAAGTCTGCTGACGGTAACTGCGAGTTCGTTCAGGAGATGCACGCGGATGATGAGATTATCGCTAAATTCTCCGCACCTGAACTCGCAAAAGGCGGGATTGTTCATACCCCGGAGAATGGCTCAGATAATGTTCCTTTCGCGGACGACATGAGTCTCACATTCACCCCGAATGATCTGGCGAAAATCCTCAAGTCGAAGATCATTGACCAGCATTATGACGAGCTTGCCGCAAAAGCCTTGTATGAGGCGGAAGAGGCAGTGTACAAGCGCAATGTCAGTACTGCGGAGCGCAGGAGCCTCGCATCCGAAGGAAATGCTCTCTCTGACGGGAGCTACCCGATCGCGAACAGCGGAGACTTGCATAACGCCGCGCATCTCGCACAGACAGGACACGGCAATGCAGAAGGTGCCAAGCGCCTTATTGCCAGAAGGGCTAAGGAACTTGGTGTGGCTAACCCACTCAGTAATGACTCCTCCGAGGACTCGGGGAAAGGAACCACCAGTGTGGTCGATGAGACTACTACCCCGGATGTCCTCAAGGATGACCTCACGGGCATGGGCATGGGCGCAGGCAAGGATCTTGACGCCGCAATGCTGAAAGATGATGATGATGACACTGCATCTGATGCTGCTGACGAGGAGAAGGCTGCCAAGAAGCCCAAGGGGGGCAAGAAGATGCCCCCGTGGCTGAACAAGCCTGATTCTGACGGGGACGACGACGATTCTGGCAGTTCCTCTTCTGATTGCAAGATGGATCACGTTCACACTGAGAAGTGCTCTGGCACTCCCCAGTCTGTCAGCGGTGCCGATGCTCCCGCAATGGACGAGATTCCCAACACCGGACCTGCTCTGGAGACTCCCGCACCCGCAGGAATCCGCACCCCTGACCTGAAGACTGTCGGGGGTTCTCCTGAGACTGCTGCTCTTATGCGGTTCAAGGCTATTGGCATTGATACGGACCTGGGTAAGCTGCACGACTTGACTTGCCCCGCGTACCACCCGGATGAGGTTGCCAAGTACCACCCGTACGCGGACTTTTCCTCCGTGATTGACCTGGACATGTGGCAGCGTAAGGCTGTTGACGCAGCCTGCGGTCCGATTGAGACCGCGATGGAGCTGACGAAGGCGTGGAGCGCAGCACAGACCCTCAAATCCGCGAACGCTGCTGAGTTGAACGATTACCGCCTGGAGATGCATAAGGCGTTCAGGGATGCCAACCCTGGTCCTTCGTCTTACCCTTCCCCTGGTTCAATGTCCCCGGGCGGCTATTCTCGTCCGGTGATTACCGCTGGACATGCAGCCAACTCCCCGGGGTATGGCGCACCCAACTCTTCCCCGGATGTTGCAACCGGTTCGCCTAACGCGCATTCATTTGACCGTCCCCCGCTGGCATCAGGACACCAGTCCCCGAGTCCTTCTCACATGAAAGGCGGAGCTGAGTATCCCGCAGAGCAGGGCGTTCCTGCGCACATCGATTATGCGCATATCGAAAAAGAGAAGGCACGCCAGGCGCTTTCCCTGATTCACGACAACCTTTCGCGGATGTTCCCCCCGCTGTGCCCGATGATCCCGAATGTTGCGCAGCCCGAGTCTTCTCCTGTACCCCCGGCTGCTGGTCTGGGCAAGCAGGTTGAGCCTTCCGAGACTGCTGCGGTTGTCTCTAAGGCTGGCGAAACTCCTGAGATTTCCCCTGAATTCCTCGTTCTCGCAGAAAAGGGAATGAAGAAGAAGCTGGGGAAGAAGGTTCTCGCGGGCAAGATGACCGTAGACGAGGCTCGCACCAAGCTGGGTCGCAGGGTCACTCAGAAGGCGCTGGAAATGCAGCAGGCGGAGCTTGTCAAGACACAGTTCGAGGCGGGAGAGATCACCCGCGACGAGGCTCTCAAGGCTCTCGGGTTCACGATTGAGACTCCCGCTCCCGTCGAGAAGGCAGAGGCTCCTGAGATTGTCAAGAGTGCAACTCTTGATTCGGATGTTATCAAATCTGCCATTGCGGAGGCTCTTGCCCCGCTAATGGAGCAGATGAACAAGCAGCAAGCGACCATCACTGAGCAGGAGGCTCGGTGGGAGGGTATCGCTGATGCTGCTGACCCTAAGACTACTTCATGGGCAGGTCTTGCCATGAAGTCGGCACAGCCGGTGGCTGTGACCAAGCAGGCTGAGATTGCGGAGCATACTCAGCAGATGATTAACCGCCAGTTGTCGCACATCTGGCGTACGAGTGAAAACCCGTACGAGCGCGAAGCAGCTCGTAGCGAGCTGGACAAGCGTGGCGGAATTACTGAGTAACAACAGCACCGCGATTTTAGAAAATGAGGTTTTTGTATGGCTGACATTCTTACTGCCGATGAGGTTACCGCCCCCGGAATGGGCGGGTCTTCTGCTGGCAGTGCCAGTGCTTTCGGTGAGCGTGTAGCTCGCCGGTCCGATTATGAGGGTACTATGACCACCCTCACCAAGTCCCTTGTCAAAGGCGTCGGGCATATTACCAATGACGGGCGTCCCCTTAACGAGGGTGCGCACAGCACTCAGATCCTGTCCAAGTCGCATCAGGCGATCCTTGACACCCGGGCTGCTGCTTTCGATGGTCGGTGGAATTCCGCTGACACCGTATCTCGCATTAACCCTGAGCTATGGAAGCAGGCACCTCAGCGTTACCAGGGTCTGGGAATGCAGCTGAGGAATGACGCGGAAGTTCGCAAGTCTCAGGACATCGCCCTCGGAAAGTCTTTCACTGCGGGGAACCTGGGGCTTAACGGGGCACCGTATGGACTGGTGCCTTTCGACCTGCTTGCACCATCTCGTCTTATCTACCCGGTGTACACTCTGTTCCGCAATAAGTTTCCTCGTCCCGCCGGACAGGGCGCATCGCGTCAGGTTTACGGGCTGCTCGGGGTTAGCGGTTCTCAGACTGGCGGTCAGGGTGTCATCGACATTTCGATTCCTGAGCTTGTCCAGTCAGGTGGAACTCTTGCCGGTACCCAGTGGCCTCTCAACCTGCCTGCTTCTGGTAAGCAGACTGAGTTCAAGCTGAATGTCCCGTATCGTTTCTTCGGACTCACTGAGTCGCTTTCGTGGCTGGCTCAGTTTGAAGGTCAGGGCTTTGAGGACATTTCCGCGCTGGCAAACCTGGTGCTTCTCCAGGAAATGATGCTGGGTGAAGAATACCAGATGATCGCAGGGTCTTCGCAGGCTCTCACCAAGCCTTCCGCTGTCACCCTGGTTGCCCGTACAGCAGGCTCGAATGAGACCGCTGTCACCACGACTGGTACTGCTCGTGTTTCGGTTACCGCGCTGAACTATTTCGGGGAGACCGCAGCAAGCACCGCCGCGACTGTTACCACTGTCGCCGGGCAGGTCATTGACGTGACCATTGTCCCGGTTGCAGGTGCTCAGCAGTACAACATTTATTACGCGGGGAACTCTGCCACCATTTATCTGATGGCGGGTACCTCGGTTCAGGCAGGGGTTACCACCAGCGGTGCACAGACCGCGAATGCTGTCGGGGGTACCCGGTTCACCATTCAGGGCGCTGACCCGGTTGCTGCTAACGGATCTGCCCCGAGTGCGGATACTGGCACTGGCTCCGGAAACCGGATGGAAGGGCTGATCCCCACCCTGACGGGTCTTTCCGCGACCGGGACTGGTCCTTACACGAACGTCGGGTTCGGGGGCGGGAATGTCTGGAAAGGCGGATACGTTAACCAGAGTGTCGGAACTCACCTGAGCACCAATGTTATTTTCACCGCACTGGATGCCTTGTGGGAAAACAATGGCATGAACAATGTCACCCCCGGGGTTTTCAAGGCTGATCCTTCTGAGATCATTGCCGATGGCGGTGATCTGATGAGGCTCGCGAATGACATGCTCAACCAGGGTAGCGCTCTTAACTACCTGCTGAACATTGACCAGTCGCAGATTGGCGGAATTCGCGCTGGCGCTGCGGTTGCCGAGTTTGTCAACCCAGTTACCCGGAGCACTGTCAAACTGACTGTCCACCCGTGGATGAGCCAGGGTACCGCGCTGCTGATGAGCTACCAGCTTCCGCAGACGTGGAGTCATGTTGACAATGCGTGGGAAATGACCTGCGTGCAAGATTATGTCAGTGTTGCATGGCCTGTCATTGACGCTTCCTTCCGCTATTCCATTTTCCTGCTTGGGACTCTCGTTGCACATGCTCCCATGTACAGCGGAATCCTCCAGGGACTCCAGGTTAGCGACGTTTCGCCTTTCAGCTAAAAGTATTCAGTTCCCTGGGGGGGTCGGGACTACTATGACCCCACTCCCCCAGGGTCTGGTTAATGCGGCAGAGAGCCGCGCATTTCCATCAAGAACAACACACATGAAAGGACTTGTGTGGCTCTTGCAGTATCTTATCAGACGGTCGTTACCGCCAATGCGACCACTTCCACGGCACTTTACACGACCTCTACCACCGGTTATCAGCGTGACCTTGTTGTCACCAACGGGGGTGCCAGCACGTGTTTCATCTCTGCCGGGACCGGGGTTTCCAGCGCGTCCACTACGGTCAGTTTCGGAATTCCTACTGGCGCCTCACTGGTACTTACCCAGGCTCAGGTTCCGAACAGCACCATCCTGTACGGGTTCGCTGCTGCTACCCCTGCCGGGGGACTGAGCGTCTCCATCGGGTACGCCTCGGTTGTCTCCGTCGTCTAAGGGGAAACTTTCTCTTTAAGGAGACATCATGCCTAACCTTCCTCCAGGTTCCCCCAACTGGGTGAACCTGTCTTATACCCCGACGTGGCTGTTTACCCCGGTGACGACTCTCCCGAATACGGTTATTCTTCACAACTTCGGGAGGAACACCATTTACGTGGGACAGGCGAACGTCACCACCACCACCGGGCTTCCTATTCCCCCGAGCACCGAACCGGTGAGGCTGACCAACGTTCTCTCCCCGCTGTACGCAATTTCCGCAGTCACCCAGGGAGCACTTCTGGGGACGGTGAGCACCGCTGGAACTGCGGGCAGCACCACCCAGATTTTCTCTACTGGTGCGGTAGCAGCACTCCCCCCGGGAACGCAGTTCATTATCGGGAGCACCCTGTGGACCTCTGGTCAGGAGGTTCTGAATGTCGCCACCTCAGTAGGGACGACTACTGTTTCCACGTCAACCCCGGCGCAGTTCGCGCACGGGACAACAGATCTCATTTTCGCTGTTACCCCCACGTACGGGCAGGTTTCTGTTCGCGGAAGTATTCTGTAGTATCCTGTAGTTCACCGGGAGGGGCTAATCACTCTCCCGGTGAACCCAGGAGGATAAATAGATGGCTTACCTGTACCCGTATTCTGCTGGCAGGCAAATACCAAGCTACATTGAGACAGACAAGATTGAACCACATGGATATTTTCAGGAGTACCTGAAGATTGCTGCGGACATCGGTCCTTTCGGGAAGATCTGCGAAGTAGGGGTTTACGAGGGTGAATCCTTGCGGATGTGGCAGGGATTGTTTCCGCTCGGGGAGATCCTCGGGGTGGATAATAATCCCAGTGCAATATGGCCTCAGGGAACAGTACAGGTGGTCAGGAACCAGGATGATCCTTCCCTTGCTGAACTTGGTCCTTTCGATCTTGTCGTGGAAGATGCCAGCCATAGCGGGACACTTTCGAAGAGAACCTTCGAGATCCTGTGGTCCCGGGTTAACCCTGGTGGATATTACGTCATCGAAGACTGGTATGTCGGGTTCCCGGGACTTGTCCCCACCCAGTACGAACCGGAGATGCTCAGGACGGTGGCATCTCTGCTGAGTTTGCTGAAAGCTCGTGATTCTGAATGTGATTCAGTCCTGTTCCGTTACGGGATGGCAATCGTGCATAAGCGGGTCTCGTGAAGATAGTTCTTCTCGGGGCTTCCAATCCGCATGTGGAACGACTGCTCGCTAGAGTGGTCGCGGCTGATCCAAGCGTGAGCATCCTCGGGTTCATTGATGACGATCCCGCAAAATGGGGAACATCGTTCGCCGGGTACCCGGTGCTCGGGGGATTTGAGGCGCTCGAAACCCTCGATTTGCCTGGAGTCTCGTTCGTCAACCTGATCAGCAGTGACTGCACGGTACGCTACGCAACATCACAGCGGTTGATAAATAACGGATACACGTTCACCAGCCTGATCGATCCCAGTGTTGACATGAACGGGGTTGTCGCTGGGACTGGACTTTACATCCAGGAAGGCGTTCACATCCAGCAGTCGGCGGTTATCGAGGATAACGCGAGCATTCACATGGCTGCGCTGATCGCTCATCAAGCCCGGGTGGGGCATTCCTGTTTCATTGCGCACGCTGTCTCGGTCTCAGGGTGCGTGGACATCGGGGACAGGGTTTTCGTGGGAACGAACGCAACGATACTGCCTCACCGCACAATCGGGAAATGTTCGGTCATCGGGGCTGGCTCGGTGGTCACGAAAGATGTTCCCGAGTATACGGTGGTGGCAGGTAACCCTGCGCGGGTCATCCGGGAAGTAGAACGATGATCCCTCTTTTTCGCCCTAGTTGTTCTGATCTTGAGATCAGGAACGTCACCGAGGTTCTCCGCAGCGGCTGGTGGAGTTGCGGTCCGAAGGTAGCGGAACTGGAAGAGGAGTTTGCGAAACGCACGAATATCCAGCATGCAGTTGCTGTGAGCAACTGCACCAGTGCTCTCCAGATTGCCTGTGAGGCTCTCGGGGTTCGCGGCGGGGAAGTTATCATACCCGCGCTGACGTTCGCTGCTACCGGGCTCTCAGTGCTGCATAGCGGTGCTCAGATTGTCTTCGCGGATATCAATGAGGATACCCTGTGCATCGACTGGGAAGATGCCGACCGGAAAGTCAACTCTCGCACTCGTGCTATCATCCCTGTCTGGTACGGAGGGAAGACAGCCGCGATAGCGCCATATTGCCGCCATTCTCCCCCGATCATCGAGGACTGCGCTCATGCCGCAGGCAGCCTTCATGCAGGATATAACGGGGTTGCCGCCTGCTGGTCGTTCAACGCGGTGAAAAATCTTGCCTCCGGTGACGGCGGGATGATCACCACTAATGATGCGGAACTCGCTGATCGCATACGGAAGCTACGGCGTTTCGGAATAGATAAAGAACAGTCCAGCTGGGATTATAACATTCCTGTTGCTGGCTGGAAAGCTGACATGAATGACATTACTGCTGCACTGGCGCTAGCTCAGCTGGCACGGCTGGATGAAATGAATGAGCTGCGCAGGAAGATCGTGCTAACGTACATGAAAGAATTCAGGGACCTGGACTGGCTGAAGCTTCCCTCCTGGGATGCGCATTCCTCCTGGCATATGTTCGTCGCGAGAACACAACGCAGGGATGATCTGATCACTCACCTGTTGCGCTGGGGAGTGTCAGCGGGAGTGCATTACAAGCCACTGAACCAGCATGGGATTTTCGGGGAATACCAGGAGCTTCCTGTCACGGACAGGGTATGGAAAACCCTGGTCACCTTGCCTTTGTACCCTGACATGACTGAAAACGATGTTGAACAGGTCGTTGATGCGGTTAGGAGTTTCCGTGTTTAACGAGATTAGCCTGCCCATCCGGGTCTCCCTCGTATGCCTGGGGAACATCTGCCGCTCCCCGATGGCTGAGGTTGTACTGCGTTCTGCGCTGTCTGATATGGATGTTATCGTAGACAGTTCTGGCACTAACACCGGACATGCTGGTCTCCCGATGCATATCGAGGCTCAGAAAGCCCTGGCTGGTCGCGGATACAATGGATCAGGACATCTGGCTAGGCAGTTTGAGTCCTCCTGGCTCGCTGAGTATGACCTGATTCTCGCAATGGACAACAAGAACCTCACGGACTTGCAGAGCCTTGGGGGGGACACTCGGGTGCAGTTGTTTTGCGACGAGGAAATACCTGATCCTTTCTTTGGGGATGCGTCTGATTTTGCTCACGCACTTGACCTGATCGAAGCGGGCATTCCCGCTGTCGTTAGCAGGATTTCTGCTATCCTAGCGGAATGACAATAAGCGAACAGCTAAAAGACCTGACCTCCGGGATTGACACCGCTTGCAAGGCGATATCCCCGGGTGATCTGGATAAAGCCAGCGGGGTACTGCTGGACACCCGCAGGAGAGGAAAGGTTATATTTCTCTGCGGGAATGGCGGCTCAGCGGGACTTGCGAATCACGCTGCCTGCGACCTGGGAAAAGCGGGAATGCGTGTCATTTCCCTGGGAGCTTCCCCGGAGATTCTTACTGCAGCGGGTAACGACGACGGGTATGAGAACGTGTTCTCCGTACAGCTGGAAATGCTTGCGAAAGACGGGGACACGCTGGTGACTATCTCCTCCTCTGGGCGTTCTCCGAATATCGCGAAGGCACTCGACTACGCGACCAGTCACGGCATGCAAACAGTCTCCCTCACCGGGTTCACCGGAGGGGAGGCGCGCATGATAGCTGATGTCAATGTTCATGTCGAGGCTGAAATCCATGACTACGGAGTCGTGGAAACTGCCCACCAAGCTATCCTGCATGCTCTTGCTGCCTATGTAAAAGCAGAATGGTCAGCAAATTGATTTACGACTGCTTTCTCTTCCATAATGAGCTTGACCTGCTGGAATGCAGGCTGCGAGAACTGGAAGACATTCCGGTAAAGCATGTCCTCGCGGAAGCTGCCGTCACTCACCAAGGTGATCTGAAACCTTTCTGGTACGCGGAGAATACGGAACGTTTTTCTGCATGGGAAGACAAGATCATCCATGTCATGCTCAGCGAAGCTGACTTGGATGTCCCTGGAGATAACCACCGACGTGCTATCGCGCACCGCAGGGGGATCACGCAGGGGCTCGCTGACGCCAATCGGGATGACCTGATCATCCTGAGTGACGTAGATGAGATTCCCCGCAAAGAGATTCTCGAATCCCTGGCTCCCAATCGGGCACTGGAACTGTCGTTCCATAACTTCGCCGTGGACTGGCTGCATCCAAAATCTTGGAGTGGTCCAGTCACCGCGAAGATGAGGGATGTTACGGATCTTGAGAGAATGCGGAACATGAGGAACTTTTTCCCCCGGATTCCTCGTGCAGGGTGGCATTTCTCCTGGCTTGGGGGAGTGGAAGCTATCAAGCAGAAAGCTCTCGTCACCTCCCATAGTGAGACTACTAGCCAGATGCTGGAATGGGCTGACGCTGGATTGCTTTATGAGCAGGGATACTCCTGGGAGGACGGGAAGCCTTTCGGGTTGACAACCAAGATGTCTCCCGCAGGTACTGATGACCTCCCTGTATGGATACGGGAACGTAAGTGTCCGCAGTCATGGTTCCGACCTGAAGGAGATATGTGAATGAGAGACTCACGGTGCCTGATAACAGGTGGAGCAGGACTCGTCGGGAGTCATATCGCTGATCAGCTCATCGAGGCTGGAGCAGAAGTTTTCATTCTGGACAACCTCTCCGGGGGAGATGAGAATAACATCCCGGGTGAGGCTCGTTTCATTCACGGGGATATCCGTGATGCATACCTAGTCCGCAGCCTGATGAAAGATGTGGATTATGTCTTCCATCAGGCTGCGGTGAAAATCAAGCAGTGCGCAGGAGACCCTCAGCTGGGGATTGACGTGATAGCAACCGGGACTCTCAACGTCTTCCAGGCGGCGGCAATATCCGGGGCAAGAGTTATAGCTGCAAGCTCCTCTAGTATTTACGGGCTGGCAGACGAATTCCCCACTAATGAGAAGCATCACTCGTACAACGATACAACGTTGTATGGAGCAGGGAAAGCGTTCACTGAGGGTATCGCGAGAAGCCTCGACCTGGACTGCGTGATGTTGCGTTATTTCAGCATATACGGACCCCGGGTGGATGTCAGCGGAGTTTACACGGAGGTTCTCCCTCGCTGGATGGACAGGATTTCTTCTGGACTTCCCCCGCTGATTGAAGGCGACGGGACTGCTACCCGTGACTTTGTGTATGTCGGGGACGTGGCGAGAGCCAACCTCCTCGCAGCGCAAGGCAATGTCATCGGGGCATTCAACATTGCCAGCGGAATAGAGACTACTCTCACTGATCTTGCGGGAATGCTGCTGGAAATCATGGGATCAGACCTTTCTCCGGAGTATGGTCCAGCAAGGAAGATCGACCCGGTTCCCCGGAAAAAAGCAGACATCTCCAAAGCGAAAGAGCAGCTTGGGTGGGAGCCTCAGGTTGACCTGGAAACGGGACTGAAAGAACTCGTCTCCTGGAGATACCAGTGAACGCGGAAACATTCCCTCCTCGTATCTTTACCTACGATCCATCGGAGTATAATTTCCGCGAGCTGCTCTGTGATATTTTCGAGGTGGGCAACCTGGAAGACCTGGAGAATGACAGGGACATCGAGGTGCTTCAAGTCGGGACAGATCAGTCCACTGAATTCCACCGTCAGTTTTATGAGCATTTCGATGAGATACATTCCAGCTATCTCAGGTTCATCGCGGATGTCATTGCCCCGCGTTTTGATGAGCCATTCTGCTACCAGGTTGTCCCCACCTTCCGGGTTCACCTCCCAGAGAATGTCGCGGTCGGGGAGTTTCATACTGACGAGGACTATAACCACTCCCCGGGGGAAATCAACTTCTGGGTCCCGTTCACCGCAACGTTCGGAACCAACTCGGTTTTCATCGAATCAGCTCTAGGGAGCGGGGAGTTCGCCCCGATAGAGGCAGGATACGGGGATGTTGTCACGTTCGATGCTGTCCGCTGGCGGCACGGGAACAAGCTGAACACAACTGGGCAGACCCGGGTAAGCTTTGATTTCCGCTGTGTCCCGGAAAGCGCTTACAATCCCCGGGGACTGAAAACTGTTAATACAGGGACATCGCTGGAGATTGGCGATTACTTCGAGTGGTGGAATTAGGGAGATGGTCGTGTCAGATCTCAGCTTGCTAGTTATGGTTACTACCCGGGGTCGCCGGAAGCAGGTTGAGCGCCTGCTGGATTCTTTCCGGGAGAACACGGACTCTGCGGATGTCATCTTCATCATGGACCCTGATGACGAGGATACTTACGAGGGGATTGAATGGAAGGATGCGCTCACCAGCACTCTGTCTCCGAGGGGAACGAACGTAGAAAAACTGAACAGGACCGCGAATGTGTTCTGTGACGATTACGATGCGCTGATGTTCGTGGGGAATGATCACGTCTTCCGCACGAAAGGCTGGGATACGATCATGCTCCGCGAGCTGGAGAGTATGGGTAACACGGGGATGATTTACCCCGATGATAAGCGCAGGAATGATATCCCTGAGATTATCATGATTTCCAGCGATATCATCAAAGCGATGGGGCAGTTTGCGGAGCCAAGTCTTAGTCATTACTACATCGATAACGTCTGGGCGGATCTGGGGAAGAGATCAGGACTGCTCCGGTATTGCCCGCAGGTGGTTATCGAGCATCATCATTACTCCGTTGACCCGGACACTGAGCATGACGAACTGTACCGTTATGCGGAAGAATGGTTCGGGAAGCCTGACTTGCAAGCTTTCCACCAGTGGAAAGCAGCGGTCATGCCACTCCAGGTGGCGCTGCTGAGAAGGAAATTCAACTCGGATGTACGCTGGGTGCTTACAAGATTCTAGGAGCTGTATGGCGATAATCATGGGTCAGGCAGCTGTTGCCGGGACTGTGCAGATTTTCACTATCCCCCCGGGTGCTTGCAGTGTCACGTTCTATTCCACGGCTGCTACCGGGCAGTTGTACCTGGGGACAAGCTCAAGGCTTACCGCAGCAAACGGGTTCGGGGTAACCACCACTCCAGCATCGTTCGAGACTTTCCCCTCATCCCAGGGAGCAAGCGTGTACGGGCTGAACACTGCCGCTACTACTCTCCCAGTAAATTACGTAATCAGTACTGAAGGGTAGAAACTCAGTGAGCAGAGTAAACCTCCCGCCTGGATGTGTAGGGTTCAAGGCGCAAGACGGGACTAAGTACATGGCAAAACCCGGAACGTTTGTGGATGTTGCGGATCATCATCTGGCGGCACTGAGAAACAACGATTACGCACAGGCTGGACTGGTTGACGCTGGTCCGGAAAAGCTGTTTGTCAAAGGCGGTCCGGAAGGCAGATGGTGCGCGGAATGCCCGTGCAATACCATTTACCATCCCTGGACGAAAGTCTGCCCGAAATGCGGGGAAGATACCATACCCGAGTCTGAGATGGCTTGGATTAAAACCCCGGGACAATACGTTCCGTAGAAAAGGTGATTCAACATGGTCCTGTACGCCAGGAGAGACGTTTGCTCAGTCTCCATTCCGGTCACGTCCGGAGGGTGCGGTAGTACGCATTCCCGACCCGTACGTGACGGAGCCCCAGTTAAAGAATTCAAGCTGACCTGCCCTGATTGTGAAGGGTACCTGAAAGGTGACCGCAAACCGAAAATCTTGCGGACAACCCCTGGTAACAAGGAGGCTGGTATTCCCGCGAAGCAGGAACGCGTTGCTGACGCGGACCCCATGTGGTCGAGTACCCCCGATACTATCCCTCTCACTCCCGATGAAACCCAGGTTAACCACGTTAAGAAGGAGCGTGGCGAACAGCAGCTGAGAGCCCTTGAATCCCTGATTACGCTGAAAGCTGCGGGGATTGACATTACCACTCGTCCTGACTTGATGTTTTTCCTCCGCGAATCAGGACTGACTGACGGAATGATCCACGGGAGCATCGTCTGCCCCAACGGACACGACAACACCGCAGGGGTCAAATTCTGCGCCGAATGCGGGGTCTCCATGAGCGAGCAAAATCAGATATCACCCCCTCCTGCATCTGCTGGAGGTTTCCCATTGGACACTCTACATGTGGCGACTCTCCGGAAGATGTGCCGCGAAGCCGGAGTTTCCGATAAGGGAAGCAAGACGGTACTTGTAGACCGCCTGGAGAATACCCCGGTGACTATATAGGAGTTTCATGAGCAGAGCACCCGGGTTGTGCATCAGATGCGGTGGTACGAGACGCGGACGCTCAGCCCGGAGTGCTGCTCCTATCGCGCAGTGCGAATCATGTCACGGTGATATTTGTGCAAAACACGCGAGATGGCAGGGAGATTATTATCTTTGTTACAAATGCGAAAGACAGGGCAAGACAAGCGATATACGCATTGAGCTGCCAAAGGAGTACGATGGCGCAGATAGTGGATTCGGTGATGGGGAGACTGGTCACGGGGAAGCAACGGGAGAGACTAATCGAAAAGTGGCTTAAAGAGGATAAGGAAGACGAAAACCCTGAAGACGCAGAATAAGCGCTATACTTAAACAGGACTAAAAAGGGAGGGTGTCTATCATGCCACTCCCCATCAATGGCGGGCTTTCCCCTTACATTTCCTCCACGACACTGCAACAAGCCCCGACTGGGATTGACTGGACGACGATTACGCCCTGGGATGACGCGACTCCCGCGCAGAATCAGGCTGAAATCTGGAATATGTGTGCACGGGCAACCTCGAAAGTTGACAACTACTGCAACCAGGTGCTGCGTGCCACCATGGACGTTGAGTTGCTGCACGGACCTGACTTCCGTATCACCTCCGGTCCGGGGGCTGGAGGCGGAGCCCCCACCGCGTACTGGGGTAATTCAGGGTTCAACTCGCGGATTATACTCTCCCGGTGGCCTGTACTAGAAGTGCTGAATGTGGAAACCTGCCCCAACAACTTGTGGCCTCGGCAGTGGACTTCCGTTCCAGCGGGTTTCTTTGAGCCTGAGCAGCCTCCAATCGGGATGTACGGGACTGTCGCACCTGGTGGTACTGCACAAGGAAGTCAGGCGATCCTGGTGGCTCCCGGGTTCATCAACTGGCTGTACGGGCGTAACGGATGGGCTGTGAAAACCAGCTACATCAACGGGTGGCCTCACGCGGAAGTCGATGAATTCGTAGATATGGGTTCTACCACGCTCCCCGTGGATGACACAACTGGATGGGCGATAACCAACTATTTCGGGACATACACGGGTGCCACCGGGATTATCAAAGACGCAGGGCAGCAGGAAGTCGTTCAGGTGCTGTCCGCGTCCACGACGACGGGTCCGGGGATTCTCACTCTTGCCTCCCCGCTTTCGTATCCGCATCAGTCGGGGATAATTGTCACGACGATGCCCGCTGCTATCGAAGAAGCCTGCATTCTGTTTGCGACCGCTGAGGCACTCACCCGTGGTGCCACTTCGACAACCATTCATGACATCGGGGGTCACTCGCAGGGGACTGGCGGGGATATTGTAGGGCTGAACACTGAAGCTGAGCTTCTCTGCGCACCATTCCGGAGGACGGTCTAATGCAGACACGCAGGTCTATGGCAGTACAATCCCGCAGGCGCGCTTTCACTCGCGCACGCAGGGCTGGGGTTATCTCCCAGGCATATCATTCCGCGTCACAAGGTCCGAATGGGAGCAGTAAGGCGCAGGCACCGCAGCGAGCACAGCGTGCCAGAAGGGCTTAGGTTTGCTATTCTGGTAATATGAGCAAACCGCGCCTTTATGAAAACCAGCAATGTGATGTAGAAGATTGCGAGAAAGCGGCTCGCAAGCGTGGTTGGTGTAATGCTCACTATACTCGATGGTTTAGGTATGGTGATCCAGTTTTTGTTCCACAAAGACGTACAACAGAAGAGCGTTTCTGGGCGTTCGTCAACCTAGATGGACCTCCGTCAGTTTACCGTCCAGATCTCGGCTCATGCTGGCTCTGGACAGGTGCGACACAAGAGACGGGACATGGATTTTTTTCCCAAACACATAAATGGGCAGTGGGTCCACATAGATACGCTTACGAACTACTGGTTGGGTTGATTCCAGGTGGATTGTTTCTAGATCACCTTTGTCGAGTACCGCAATGCTGCAATCCTCTTCATCTAGAACCTGTGACTCACAACGAGAACCAGTATCGCGGCAGTCTTACCCGAGTCGAGACTAGCTGCCCTTACGGGCATGAATACAGTGAGGGCATATTGACGCCAAGACAATGCGACAGCTGCTTGAATGATAGACAGCAAGGCTTGCTAGGTGCCAGATTCAATTCGTGCTAATATAAAAGGATACGGGTGAACCATGTCAATTGTCGCGGTTCAGTCGTTTCTTGTTTCTCTCCTTGACGGTCTCCCCATGCCGTACGGGCAGCCAGATGCGCAAGCGTTCATCACCCCCCCGGACCCGAGAATCCAGACGAACATCCCCGCGATCTATATATGGCCTTCGGATGGGGATGAGAACCGCAGCTCTGAACTAGGGGGGACGATCCCCAGGAATACGGGAGTGGGGACATCCTCGGGAACTAAAGGGATTCTGCATCGTACAGATATTTACATGACATGGACTTCCGGGGGTTCGGGGACACAGCAGGACCCGATTTTCCCGGGAATGGTGGACGCGGTTATGTTCGCGCTAAGGTTTTCCCTCCCCAATCCCGCGTACATTACTGACCCGAACACGAATCTTACCTCCACGATCTATAACACCGGGGAGCAGATGACATACCGGACTGGTATTGAATCTCTCGCGGATCAGCGGCGTAAACGATATGACGCGCTGGTTAATGTTTCCATCTGGGAACTGTTTAACGCATAGGAGCCCACTAAAAGGGCAGAAGGAGTTGTGTGGCTCTTGGTACGCCAAATGTCTACCCAGGTGTACTGTCCTGGCTCGGGATTGCCCGCGAGCTGACAGCAGGTACCCCTGTAGCCCCGGTTATCACGCACCCGCTGGAGCAGAGTAGCTTCGAGCCTGAGGACACCCCGCATTTCCTTGATGACAAGGCAATCAGGGGCAGCATGACGGACTTGTTTTACAAGACTCTCGGGGTGGAGCAGGGTACATTCTCATTCGGGGGACCTAACTTCCTGGATTCCCATGGTTATTTCATGGACAATGTTTTCGGGGATCTTTCCACGACGTGCAACACGATCGCCAACCCGACGACAACCTCCACCGTGCTTGCGGTAGGGGCAACTGTCGCTACGGTAGGTGCCGTTCCTACTCAGTTCACCGTGGGAGCTGCTGTTCAGCTGGGAACCGCGCTGACTACCAGTGTTCCCGCGTCATATCTTAACGAAGTGGTAATCATCAGTAATACTGCCGCTTCTACCATCGGGTTCGCGAACACCCCGCTGCGTTTCGCTCACAACTCCGCAGCCGCTGCCGGGAATACCATATTCAGTTTCTGCTCAGGGACTACATTCACTCACCGGTTCGCGCCGTTGAACACTCCCCTGGGATACGGTGGGGCGTATGGTGCCCAGCCTCCCACTCACACGTTTACTGACGTGACGAACATCGTCAACGTGTTCACGTCCGCGACATACGGGACTGCCCCGTCTAACCCGTTTGGTGCCAGGTACTACCCTTCTTCGGTTCTTAAGTCGATTGACTTCTCGGGGAACGCTGAGCAGCTGCTGAACATCAAGATGATGGGGGATTCATGGCAGTCAGGTACCGCGACCACCCTCCCGGTTAACCTGACCACTAACTCCCGCCCGATTCCCAACTGGAACTCTACGGTTGTTATCGCGGGTAACACTGTCTCTTCCACCGGGGCGTACGCGGGTATCGGGGAGTTTGACGTGAGTTTCAAGCGGGCAACCCAGGTGTACTGGATTGTCGCGGGTACTCAGACCCCGTTCATCATCGGGAGAGGTCCGCTGACCATGGACGGAAATATCCAATGGGACCCGACCAACTCTGAGGCTCCGCTTGACTTGATGCTGCTTAACGCGCAGGCTCCCATGTCGATTAGCGTAACTAACTCGGGTATCCCGAATGCGGGTACCCCGTTCACGCTGACTTTCAACGCCAACCAGGTGGCGAACGTCAAGTCGAAGATCATGCGGAACAAGCTGCTCATCGGGTACGGGAACTCTTTCGAAGGAGTTGCCAACTCAACTGACATCGGGGGTTCCGGGGGGTTGAGCCCGGGGAGCATGACTCTCATTAATTCGACCCCTACGTATTAGGGTTATAGTTTTCCCACAGAAGGGCAGCAGCAGGATTTCTTTCTTGCTGCTGCCCTTTTTCTTGTAAACAACCAAACAAGGAGATGCGCGTGCCAAGACTAGAGCTTCCCAGCGGAGCGTGGATTGAGTATAGAGATAAGTTGCTCGTCCGAGACCGGTTCGCAGTACAGGAAGTGGCGAAAGTTGATATCCGCGAGGAAGGAAACTCGACCAGTTTCCTCGCGATGCAGAACGATATGCGGAATGCCCTGCTTGCCAGGATTATCACAGGCTGGTCCTACCCAGTCCCCATCCCCAGCCAGAACAATTTCCAGGCTGCTGACGTGATCATCGGGGATGCCATGGATCTGGATGATTACGCGGCTCTCGAAGAGGCTGTGCAGCCTCTCATGGATAAGATCGCGGGGCGCACGGTGACGGCTGACCCAAAAAAGCCATCAACAGACTAACCCAGATTTTTATATTCTCCGCGAACGGACACGACCAGAGGTTTACTCCCCCGAACCCGGAGGGTTTCCCGGACGACATGTGGATATACCACTGGTTCGCGGACAATATGCGATGGACCCCGCAGCAAGTCGATGAGCTGACCCTGGAGCAAGCACACTGGTTCCCTATCATCGCGAATGCTAAAGGATCAGCAGCAGCTCAGCTTACCCCTGATAACGACTAAAAGGAAGAAGTCGCACGTGAGTTCTATTGTCTGGCATTCGACAAGTCCGTGGTCCCCGTCCGGTTACGGCAATCAGACCGCGATCTGGACCCGGAAACTGATCGAGATGGGACATGAGGTGGTGATCAGCTCCTACTGGGGGCTGAGTGGTTCCCCCACCGAGTGGAATGGCATCCCGGTGTTGCCTGGGTACGGGCACGCATACTGTTCCGCCAGCCTCCACCAGCATGCGAAAGCACTCAATCCAGATATCGTGATCACGCTCGGGGATATCTGGGTGCTGGATGCGAATCTTCTGCGCGAACTCCCTATTGCGCACTGGCTCCCCGGGGACTGCCGTCCCATGTCTACTGCGGACAGGAATGTCGCGGAAGCTTCCGGAAGTCAGCTGATCGCGATGAGCAAATTCGGGAAGGACAGGTTCATCACCGCTGGATTTAACCCTCTGTATGTCCCTCACGGGATCGATACGGAGCTTTTCACCCTAGGCAAGGATAAGGCAGCTATCCGGGAGAAACTCGGGCTAGGACAAGATGAGTTCGTTATAGGGGTTAATGCCGCGAACAATGACGCGATACGTAAGGCAGCCCCGGAGATGTTCCTGGCGTTCGCTAAATTTCACGCGAATCATCCTGATGCGATTCTCGCGATTCACGCGGGAGTACATCAAGAAGGAGGGCAAGACCTGGAGGTTCTCGCGGAAAACCTGGGGATCACTGACAGGGTACGTGTCGTAGATCAGTATCATTACCACGCGGGTATGGTGTCGAATAAAGAACTGGCAGACTGGTACTGCGCGATTGACGTTCTCGCGGCTTGCACTTACGCAGAAGGGTTCGGACTTCCTATTATCGAAGCTCAGGCTTGCGGGGTGCCTGTGATTACCACGAATGCGTCTTCGATGACGGAACTGAACCCGCACGGGATCGGGATAGATGGTACCCCGTTCTGGAATGGGGTACATAAAGGCTGGTGGATTCGCCCCGATCTAGCGGGAATGGCGGATGCATTCGAGGAAGCGTACGAAAAGCGTGACGATGTGAACAGGGAACAACTCCGGGAGTTTGCGCTAGAATATAGCATAGAAAATGTCGCGGAGAAGTATATGGGTCCAGTCATCATCGAATTGGCGGACAGGATGGCTAAACGCAGGTAGTATGGTTTCTTTCGAGGAAAACATAGATGTATGGAAGGCTGTCGCGGCAACTGCACGACAGGGAGCTGCGCCCGCTGCTACTGCTATGGCGAAATACATTGCTGAACGTACCGCGCAAGACACTCTAGCCAGAAGCTCCCACGGTTCAGGTGCATGGCACCGCACTCGCCCCGGGGAACCCCCTGCCCGTTCGACTGGAACCCTCGCGAGAGGCATGTTCTACAAAGCTTCCTACGGGAGCGGATCGAAAGCATCCGCGTGGGTGGGAAACCGGGTTGACTATTCCCGGATTCTTGAATACGGATGCACCATCGAGCCAGTCGGGAAGAAATTCCTGCACTGGCGGGATTCCGGGGGAGCTTGGTATCACCACTTCCTTGAATCTTCCCCGCATCCGTTCCTCGAACCAACTGTTGACGAGTCTGTTGACGACGGTTCGCTGCGTGACCATGCTATCGAGGCTTTCGAGCCCTATGACCCGTGAGAAGAGGGAGGTGAATCATGCCTAAAGCAGGCGGTCTACCTGATGTAACCCAGCGGATCGACCTTGACTCCTCCGGGTATATCAAAGGCTCCGATGAGATCATCATCGCTGCTATCAAGATGGCAAAAGAAAACAAGACTGCCATTGATGACATGATTTCCTCCCAGAAAGAAATGATAAGGATCAATACTGGTCTCAGAAACGACATGAGCGCCATGGTCGCGGCTAACAGGGAGGGCTCCAGGTCGATTATAGAGCACACTGAGGCTGTTAAAGACGCAGTACATATGTATGCTAATCTTCAGAATGCCAGCCGCGATCAGGTGACCATGATCAAGGAACTGGGACGAACACATTCGGATGCCAACACTGCGATATCGTCAGGGTCAAAAGCCCTTGATGATTACCGCAAGAAACTGGAAGCGGTCAGGAAAGAAGCCGACGATGCTACTACCAGCATCGCAGCCATCCACAAGGGGACCTCTGATTATCTTGCAGCGGCGGCAAAAGGCAAGAGCAGGGATGGCACTGGCATTATCGACGCCGCTCTCGCGTCAGCACTCCCCGGGGGGGGTGGCGGTGGTGGCGGAAGTGCAGCCATCATGGCTGCCCGTGCAGCAGCTGGTGGCGGTGGCGGTGGCGGCGGGGGCGGTGGCGGTGGCGGAGC